ACCAAATACCAAGCATTTTACACATATTTTGTATACTGTTGCTCGAAGTATGTCCTGGGTATACGGTAAATCGCTCTTTAAGGACAGGAACTCCGTCAAGAGTCTCTGTCCCCCACCTTCTCACAAACTTATTCCTGAACTGCTTAGTACCGATCATCTCCGTCTTAAAAGTTTCAAAGAAATCTATATAAGTTTTCATTAGATACTAATTTGTGGTTCTGTAACATTTTTTAAATTAGTTACTACGTTAGTCCATAACACCAATGCGTCTGCAGCATCATCAACTAACTCTGGTATTTCCGCAGCAACTAAAGTACCTAACATACCTGCACTAGAGCTAGCTGCATTTGACCACGCATTCCACGCATACCCTTTAGCTTGTTCTTTAGCCGTCTCTTTCTGTAAATCAGTCAAGGTAACATAACCTGTACTTGTTTTAGTTACTCCACTCATCCCTGTACCAGTCAACGAACTCCACTGAAATACTCCGTGATTAACGTAGGTATCTGCCACTAGCTTGTGCGTAGCTGCATATGTCTGCTCTTTCTGTGCACCAAGTACGCCATTCTGAACTACTTTATTAGCAGTATCTTGAAGCACATTTTGTATACCCACATATTCTTTACCATCGCTACCTAATGCTATTACATCTCCATTACTATCAGTAGTAGGAGTACCATACACTCTTCTTAATTGAGCTTGTTTAATTTGCCTATCTGCCAGACTTGCTTCTACCTGATTTTCTACTAGTAGTTTGTTCTGAGCAAGTATATCTAGTTGATATTCCATTTCTTGCTTCTTAAGTGCAAACTCTTTCTCTTGTGCCGTCCACTGTAAAGCAGCACTCATTGTACTCGCCGTAATCTGTGAAGCCATCCCTGCAATAGTCTCTGCTACCACTTTCGCTCTATCAGTACCTTTTATCTCACCTTTAGCCAATAACTCTTCTAGGGTCTCTTTCGCTCTTATGTAAACTCCGTCAGCACTAAGTGCCTCTGTAACTAACTCTCTCTGCTTAGATATTACATCTAAATCCGTTTCTATCAATATTGTCGCCATTCTATTCTCCTATTAATTCATCTTCTTGTTTTATTCTTAATCTACTACGCAAACTCATCTACTTCCACATCCCAGTCATAAGTCCACGACTGACTATTGGTGACTTTAAATATTAGGTTTCCTGCACTATCAGCTTGTATATACACGTTTAGTGTAGAAGAAGGACCTAAAACTCTAAGGCTACTACCTGCAGTAGCAGAAAATATTGTACGTATGTAACTAGGACTTGAAGCCACTCCTACAAAAACTCTTTTAACCTTTACTAGTACTAAAGCCCCATCAGTAACGCCACTGAGCAATATAGCTGTCCTAGTACCAGGCGCCCATCTTAAAGTGGATGCATACCTTCTACCGGCAGTAAGCTTAACTTGAGAAGAAGACTCTTTAAATATTGCAGCCCCTCCAATAGAAATTTCACCTGTACTAGATCCGTTTGAAGATATTGACATTGAACCTGACTTTGGGGTAGAGTTTATTAACTGATAGGTATTTCCATTAATATTTGTAGTATCATCAATACTATTTATAGTACCAGAACATATATATCTATACTCCCTTAAGTCTACTCCATTAACTAACATTTCATTTTTATCTAAGTAAATATCATTGCCGGATGTTGGAGGCACAATAAAATTCCCGTCGCTATAGTTTGATAACACAGCCTTTATATCTGTAGAAGATGTCATTATAAAAGCATACTTATATGTTGAAGTAGGATAATCTAAAGAATTATAAACCCCATCACTTGTAGAAAAGTCTGGATTAGCTGTACTGTACCAATGCACTGTATATACAAAGTTACGAATGTATGTGCCTGTAAGAATAGGTGTCATATATGACTCACCGGCAACAGACATAAAAAACATTCTTCTACTATTTCCTGAAAACTTTAAGTAAAAATCATCAGTAAAAGAACACATTTTTCCTCCTGGCGTAGTTTTTCCTGACCTAGAAGTAGGATTTTTAGTATACACCTCAGAAGGCTCAAATACCTCAAAACCAAGATACTGAAGATCGCTATGGAATATAGTAGAAGAAATTTCTCCAGACTTAATTACAGATTCACTAACAGTATCACTTGTTATATGTATAACAGCACTATCATTGTTACCTTTACCTATAAAAAAACTCATAAACCACTCCTTAACCCTGCTATACCATTCTTTGGACATATGTACTCCTTAAGCAATATATATACTCCCATTTTTAAAATCAATAACCATACTACCGTCAGCACTTGTTATCTTTGACTCGGCAACATTAGTATCCATAACTATATTCTGAGCCAATAATTTCTTTATCATAGCAGAATCTGCCTTAAGACTATCTGCATCAACAAGCCCTGTATTAATATACCCACCACTAATCAGCGTCTTACCTAACTGAGCATTATTAACCATGTCATCGTAGCTATTGAACCCTAAACTTTGCGCAATTATATCATTGTTTGCAGTTATATCTCCACTTACATCAGGTGGGGTATATCCAGTCACATTACTAAACGCAACTTCTCCATTAAATGCTACCTTTGGTTCTACACCACTAGCATCTATCGTAAACGGAAATACTTGTCCAGTAACGTTACTGTTAGTAAACTTCAGTCTACTAGCATCTATCCAGAATTCACTAACGTACGGATCTACTTCTGTACCACTACCACTTGTATAATTGGTAGTTAATCCAAATCCAGACTTTTTGTATATTCCATTTATACCAATAACTGAGTTATATTCCCACTTTGACTCAACTTCTGCCATACCATTAGTTATTGAAGTGTTCAAACTTTGGGTAACTTGATTATCAGCATCAAGCCAAGTGCCTTCTCCGTCATTCAAGTCAGCCTCTAGCTGTGTAACGGCTTCAGCATTGGCGACAATTCTTTTATCTGAATTATCTTGCCATGAAATACCATTCCATCTGTACATCTTATTGTTATCATCACTGTCTATCCAAATATCCCCTTCACCTTCCGCTATAGGTGCATCCTCTTGGTAGAATGTAGTAACTTTACCATCAGCAGTTTCTTGTGCTACTGCAGCTTCTTCCAATGCTTGTATAGCATCAGAATCAGTAATCTTATTCCAACTATTTGTAGCGCTAATATAGTAGTAACTAATATCCGTAGCAGTATTGTACCACACATCTTTATTATGCTTAATTCTATCTGCCACACTCCATGTATTCGGAGCAGTATCTTGGAACCAGTATTCTATCTTGCCGTCTATTTGGTCTACTAACCCAGACACTGTATCCGCAACTTCATCTACAAATGCCGTTAAATCCTCTGTATACTTAGTAGCTAATTGCCATCCTGCATTGTACTGATAAACTTCTCCTGGAATATATACTAAGTCATTACTACCAGCAGTAGGTATCCATATATCATTTAACTCACCTAAAGGAGCGTCATTTGATTCATTACTATATATAGTCCTCTTACCATCAGCTAAATCTGCTAGTCCTGTTAAGTTATCATTGTTATTTATCTGTGTCCATACAGTTCCTGTGTACTTATATGTGTTAACAACATCAACAGCCACTCCTGACGTACCAGTTTCAGTAGTACTCTCAATGTATATATCATCAACCTTCATACCAGTCTGTAGAGTAACATCGGTACCACTATACACCACCACTTCATTATCAATCTGCTCTGCAACGTATTCGCTAACAGTCTGCCCATTAATCACTACCAAGCTTGTTAAGTCTATGTTCACAGTGCCATTAGCCAACCCAGTCTCAAGTGCAACCACAGCAGCATCATCAGTATATTTAACAGGTATGTCCCATACAGAGCCATCCCATATATAAATACTTTCAGCAGCTCTTCCACCGACAGGGTTATCGCCAGTTATCCACATATCGTTTATTTCAACAATAGTAGGAGCCACAGGTGCAGGTAGTGCGTTACCTGTGTATATTGTTTTTTTAGTGTCTATAGTGTCATATACTATATCTGGCACATCGGTTAAAACCCATACATAGCTGCCATTTACTAAGTCGTATACGTATTCTGTATTATCACTTGGCTTTTTCCATAAGTCGCCTACCCATTCCGAGTATTCACTGTCAGTTCCCTCAGGATGTGGCATAGTATCAGTATAAAAGCTTTCTGCTTTGCTGTCTACTTGACTTTGTATGTCCTCAACAAACTCTCCGTAAACAGCTGTTTTCCACTCTTCTAAAGCTACTGCTTCTGCGTTTACGGCTGTTTGGTAGCTAGACGCCAGTACCCAGTCATTTTGTTCGTAACTTGCTGTACTCCCTTTAGTTTCAATACATCTAAGTAGGTCTCCTACTTTACAAGTTATGCCGTTAACTGTACGTTCTGTATCAATTAGCCATAAATCTCCCTGATCATACGGCCTACTAGGTGTACTAGTTGATCCTAGGTTTACAAACACTCTTCTTTTATCGTCTGCTAAATCGTAAGCATTTAAGGCGGCTACATAAGCATCCTGTGCAGCTTGATCAACTACTAAAGCCCATGTGTACCCTTCTATGTCCGTACTTAAAGGACTTATTTCATCACGAATTGTCTTAATAAACTTATAACTAGCTACGTACTCTTTAGTTCCGTTAGCATTTAGGTTATACTTAATGTAAACATCGCCAATATGGGCAAGCCTTACGTTTTCGCTCCCTGCTTCTTCTTCCGATACCCAACTAGTGTAAGGCTCAGCACTAACAACCAGTTCATCATCACTAGAGTCACCATCTCCTGGTACACTATTTAACATAACGTCATAAGTTCCAGTAGTTGTTTCTATAACTCCGTCATTTTGCTTTTGAAGTATTTCTACGTTAGCTAAAAGCCCAGTACCTGTAAGGCCTCCTGCTTCGTCTACACCTACTCTAGTATTTAAGTAAGAAACTGCAATAGCCCTATTCTCACTTTCATCTCCAAGAGTACTTATTAAAGTATTATAGTTAGTAGCCCAAGTAACATCACTTTCTGCTACAGTTTGACTAAGGTCTGCAATTTTACTTCCTATAGTACCAACACCCGCTTCATCTGTAATGCTTGCTTCTATATACTCACCGACAAGAGTACTCGCTCTATCCTCTGTAATGTAAGTTTGATCCACTCTTTGTATTTCACTAGTTACTGTACCTGTCAAGGTATCCATAGAGCTGTTAAGGGACTCAAACTTTGCGTTTAAACTGCTATTTTCAGTTTGTTGAGATACTACAAAGTTGTCGTACTCGTTTTTAGGTACAAACCCAGTCTCAAATAAACTTAAAATACTGTCCACGTTAGAAAGTATGCTGTTATCCCTAACGTCCACTTCAAAGTTTACAGTAGCAGTAACTAAGTCTTTTACCCATTGAGGGGCATCATCGTAGTTACCTGTAGGAATGTATACATCATCATTTACTAACGTATATACCCTTCTAACAGACTTAACCTCTAAGTCTTCAGCCCCTATAGATACTACTTCACTATTGCCTGCTACGTCTAAGTCTTTAACACTTACAGCTTCTACCTCTTCAATTCCAGTAATCTCCATTTAACTACCTTACGTACACTTCGCCAATATAAGCGACAAATTCTCCATCAGCAGCTGTAACACATTTTACAGCCCCTCTGTAAGTAGGTCTAATGTAGTACCTATCTGCCTTGTCCCCAACTTCAGTAGTTAGTGTAGCAGCAATTGTTTGAGGTATGTCAATCTGTATCTTACCATTATCAGCATCAGTTACTGTTACTCCTTCGGCTAAATCCAGAGTCACCGTAGCTTCACCTCCAACTAACGGATACAATCTAAATTCAAAAGTATCTGTATCTCCAATTGTTATAGGTAAAGTACTCGCACTTTTCTTAATTGTTAGCACGTACTGATTATCGAAATCCTTATCTATTACAAACTTATCCTCTAAATTACTCATACATCTACCTTATTTTAAATTTCGTATATCTTATATTATATTAAGACCCTCCTAGGAGGGCCCGGTATAACTAAGCGTCATCGCCTTTCATATCTTCGTAGCTAATCGTGTATCTCGGTCTTAACGTAGTCTTATGCAGACCAGTCTTCGGATCCTTAACGTGTAACGGAATCTTTAGCTCCTTCAACGAGTTCAAGTGCCCTTGTCTCACTTCCACCGGAATATTCAACGGAATATGCATCGTACCTAAGTCAAAGTACATATTCGAACAGTTAACCGTAGCTACTGTCGTCTGGTTATTCACTCTCTGGTCATTATCGATAATCGTAACTACCTTAGTCTTTCTTGCTTTCTCTTCAGCAGTCTTTGCTTTTGCAATCCTATTTGCTTTTGGATTACCACTCACAGCAGATTTCTCTTCAGATTTTTCCTCAGCTTCGTTCTTCTCTACCGCTTCTTGGATTTCTTTACCTGAAGTCTCTTGTGACTCGTAATATGCTTCAATCTTTTCTGCTAACTTAGTTTCACCGATATTAGCGCTAAACGTAATTCCTAAATCTTTTGCTTCTTGTTTTAATTCTTCTAATTTTTCTGACATTCTCTAATTCCTTTAATGGTTGTTTAGTGTTAACTTAGTTGAGAGGGCCGTAACCCCCTCACATTCTACTTATTACTTAGAAACAGCACACGCTATTTTTAATAATTTCTCTTCTTCTAGTATGATACCAGCATACCAGAAATTGTAACTAAAGAACCCTTGCGTTCCGTAAGGATTAATTAACTCAACAGACGCAGGCGATTTAGAGTTGAATTTGATTTTCCCTTGACCTTTTAAACCAACAGTTGCAAACGAACCTTCAGTTGGGAATAAAATGTAGTGAACATCGAAGTTTGAACCATCATTAGCTAAGTCACCAACGTAAGAACCACCAACAGCAGCACCTTCACCAGCACCAACAACAGCACCTTCAGACTCAATGAATCTTACTTCGTACATTGAACCAACTTCACCTTCAGCTAATTGAGTTGCACCAGCATACTTGTGAGCAGGTACGTAAACGTATTCTTTCTCATATGAAGCACCTCTAGTTAAGTTCTCTAAGTCAGCCTTAACATCAGCATCGATAATCGCATAAAACGATTTAGCAACTGGAGTAGTTCCAATCTTAGTTGAACCAGTAACGATCGAAGTATTTTTCTTAGCTCTATTTCTAGTTAACTTTCTAACACCTTTTCTAATTAAATCATACGATACTTTCCATTCAGCATCTTCAGTACCATCATCAGCAATACCATCACCAACAGTTACGTTTGAAGTTGCAGACCCTGAATACATTACTGTACCAGTACCAAGCATATCTAATTGAATTAAGTCTTCCATTCTTGAGTTAGCTAATTCCCCTAATTCTTCTCTATACTTAACTTGAATGTAATCTTCAGAGAATAAATCTACTTCGTCAGTATAGTCAATCATTTCACCGTATCTAGCGAATGAAGTTTCGAACGTTACTTTTTGTAATGTTCTCTTGTTTACATCTTGTGCACCTTCAGCTAATGACGCATTAGTTAACGCAGTAGATACTTCGTCAGCTGATCTAGCAGTCATGAAACCTTTTGCAGCGAAATCACCATCATCTAGTGGTCTATCGTACATATGTAAGAACTTAGAGATCTTAAACGTTTTACCCATTTTATTAGGCATATTCTTTCTTGAAGCGAATTGCCCATATACACTTGATCTATTTGCTGCTTTTACACCAGCCCTATCGTAATAGTGTACAATTGTGTTTTCACCCGCTGTAGAGTTTACACCATTTCCGTATACATTTGTTGCCATTTATTATTCCTTTAATTAGCTTGCAACCGACTACATCTTGTCGGTTACATTATCCTTATACCATTGCTCAAACGATTCTTCCGAGTCATCTAAGTAGTCAACAGTCTTTTTAGTTCCAGCATTCGCTCTCACGGGTGCTGCCGCCTTTCTTCTCTTAGCCTGTGTCTTCACCGACTTCCTCTTAGCCTCAGCTTGTTTCGCCTTATCTAATTCAGCCTGTCTCGCAGCTTTCGCTTCACTATCTAATCTAGATTGCTCTTGAGCTTGAGCTCTTCTCTGAGTCTCTCCCTCTTGCTGGAAATACTGCCCTGCAGCCTGCTTGTAGTAGTCTAAGTCTGTCTTAGTTCCGCCATCGAACACTTTCAGTTTCTCTGCAATAGAGCTAACTTTATCATACACACCACTCTTTACGTCAGCATGTAACAATTCAATATTCCTAGGATCCTTAGTCAACTCGTTAAAGCTAGACTCATCCCATTCCTTCGACAGTACTCTTTGAGTTCTATCAAATTCCGGATCGGAACTAATTCTATCAACTACATCTTTTATCTCTAATGTCGTCTCATCCCGACCATAATCGTTAGGTACATAGTTACTTGTCTCAGTATCTAAATCGAGAGCATCTACGCCTGTTCTCTTCAGTACTTGAGCCACTGCATCCTTGTCACCTTTAAGCACATCAATCATCAAGTTAATATCGTCATGATTTAAGTCCGCTTGTTCAATCGCATCTATCGTCTTTCTCCAAGGTTTCAGCTGTTGCGTCTTCTTAGTATAGTCCATAGCTTGCCCAAACACTTTCGGGAACTGTTCTTTCATTTCTTTTTCACTAAACTCGTATTCTCTACCGTTAGCTTTAAACTTATATGTCTGTGCTTCTTGAGCTTCTTTTCCAGTATCTTCTGCTTCGTCTTCTGCTTGCTCTTCGTCATCGTCCACTTCCTCGTCAGGATCAGTTTCCTCTGTCTCCGAGTCTTCCGACTCATCTTCATCTACATCGTCGTCAGTCTCTAAATCATCATCGGAATCCTCTAAGGGTTGTTCCAAGTCGTCTTCTTCCACTTCTTCCGTATCTAACTCTACTTCTTCTTCCACTACATCGTCTTGACCGATGTCTTCTTCGATCTCTGTCACCGGGCTACCTTCGTCAGCTTTAGCTTCCCTAAACGCTGCTTCTAGTTCCTCATCGCTGAGGCTATACAATTCATCTTCATTATCAATCATTTCTTACTTCCTTGTCAAACTCCCAACCTTGTCGGGTTTGTTTTATTTTACCTTTAACTAGCTTGTGTAATGAGCTAGCAGATATGTCATACTCCCTCTCTAAATCCTTATAAGTACCTGCAACTACTTGCTGTGTATTAGCGTTGGTAAATTGGTATATTTTACCACGTACTTGCTTAGATGCGCCTTTAAGCGTCCAACCTTTAGTACTTTTCACTCGATTTTTGGCGACCGCGTGTACTCCAGAAAGATACAGACTGTATTTTGTAGCTAGCTCTTTGCAGTAGGCTTCTACAACCCCGTGTAAAGGGTGGTAAAAAGTATACAAAGTAGTATCAGTTTTGTTTACATTCCATTTACGCAATATTTCAGGGTTGGAGTACTTATTGCCAACTAGTGCTCTAGAAATCTTTTCTTTACTTGCTTTTGTGTGCTTATAACCACTAAGCCCTTCACCACCTGCTGTAAGGTTACATACAGGTATTGATGCTTCTTTAAAAAGACGTAGCAGTGCTACTTCTAACTCAAATGCATCTTCTTCTTTAAGGCTTTCTCTATAAGTACCTATGATAGGATCACCATACTTACGCTGTAGATTTTTCCAATAAGCGTTACGTTTTTTTGAGGTGCTTCTGTACTGCTTCCCCTTACCTACGTAGAACGTACCATTTGAAAATCGATGAAGATATACGTAGTACTCTTCTTCATTCATCTACTTACTCCTCATCGTCATCAAACTCATCGTCTGGTGCTTCCGCTCCCATACTCTTAATGATGATAAAGTGTTGTTGTAATTGACTAATCGCATTCAGTTCTTCAATCAGCTCACCTCTAGTGTTAGACTTTCTAACATAGTTAGACGCCATTGCACTCACTGCGTTCACTGCTCTATCCTTGAAGTATCCTTCTAGTACTACTTTCTTAAAGTCAGGATTAGCTTCTAATCTCTCTAATGCTTGTCTCATTCCAACCCAGTAGTTGTACTCTTCTAATTCTTCTGCTGTAAATCCATTATCAGCTGTCATTTGGTTGCTTGTCATTACAAGTCCTCCAGTTATTGATATATTGAATTGGCTTTTAGTGACATCGATCCTATCGGTCATCTTTGACAACATTCTATCGCACTTAACCTTAAGAACCCCTTATACTGGGACTCTCCTAATCTAATTCAATTAACTTATAAATTGTACGTGCATACAACGCCGATACATCGTCTAGAACCTTGTTCAACGCTCTACCATCACATTCTTCGCCTAACGCTTCGATCTTCGCCATATGCTTCTGCAATACGCCTATCGGGTCATTTACATTCTCAGTCACTCCAGATATCGTTATATCTAACTTACCGTACATTCCCTGTGCTACTTCCGCCAGTTCATCCGTCAACTCCAACAACTCCGTATAAAACGTATCTAACGCTCTATGCTTCGAGTAACTCCCAGTCTTCAAGTGAGCCAAGTGAGCATAATCTCTACTATCAAACATTAACCCTAACATTTCTGCTGCCATCCCTGCCTTATTCTTCATTTTACTTTTAGCTAATCCTGCCATTTACTTTCCTTTACTTTTCTTACTACCTGCGTAGTAGTGTTTCACCACGTTCTTCTCCCCACTCCCGTACCGATTCAATGGCCCGGAGTAAGTCCCTTTTAGTTTTTGTTTCCCTTCGGCCATTACAGTCCGCCTTGAGTCACTCTCCCTGCTAGCCCTGCATCACCTGCCTGAACTTGCTGTTGTTGCTGAATCAGCATCATCGCTTGCTCAATCACTTGAACCGGTACACCTTTCTGTACTAATTCTTCCGGAGTTACTCCTTGCATTAGCATTGCTGCCACCTGTTCTACTCCCACTTGCTGCTGCTGAGGTTGTTGTTGCCCCATTGCTTGCTGTTGTGCCAGTCCTTGCCCTTGTCCCATCATTTTAACGCTCCTGCTAGTCCTAGTTGTTCTGGGGTAGGCCCTTGCTCTTGGAAGTTACTTTGTCCAGTCTCTGCCTGCATATCTAACATTGCCATCTCTTGAGGCGTCATTTCCTGTACTCTAGGATTTAGTTGTTCTTCTCTCATTCCTCTAGCCTGTGTTACCCCTTGTAGTTCTGGTTCTGTCAGTATCTTATTGTCCATCGCCCACTTAGTTGCTGCCATTGCTTCTTCTGGACTACCCATCAGTATTGCCTGCGCTACGTCATTCTTTTGCTGATTCATTACTTGTATTTGCTCGTCTCTAGCCATTCCAGCTAGTCCGCCTTGCCCGTAAACTCTTGCAAGGTCTTGATCAATCGTAGTAACTACATCCTGTTTACCTTTATCGTACGCTTGCTTAACTAAGTTTCTTTGTCCTGCCTCTGCTTGCATCTGATCAAAAGCTTGTGCTTTCTGTTTGTTTGCCTCGTCATAACTATACTTTTCCGTTAATCTCATTTTTTATCCTTATGTATTATTTGCCACCCTTGGTGGGATTTTCTTGTACCGTACACAACACCACTTAGGTTACCTCTACTTGTAATGCTAGGATACTTTCTTACCATTTCGTCAATAGTCGCGTAGTCTGTACCATAGGTATCATGTACAAACCAGTACCTATTCAGTATTTTGTAATTTCGGTTTGCTGGGGTATCTAACACCCAGCCATGTGCGGATCTTTGTTTACCTGCTACTACACCAGAAAAGGCGCTAGCGCCTAGTTCTAGCGATTTAGCTAAGTCGCCTACATATCCCTCAAAACTTTTACTTGTGATAACATTATACAATTTGTGGGTCGGTACCTTTCGGCTTATTCGTTGTTTCCTTACGCTGTCAGCTTTCGCAGCTCCCATCATTGGGTTGTAGTCCCCTCCTTCTGTCGAGTTGTACCCTTCCCTCATGGAATCATATACTTCCACATAGTACATCTCTTTTGCTAAGGCTTCCTCTTCCGTAGGTAACCCGTCCACTAGAACCTCAGACTCCCACACTTCTCTGCCGTATTTAGCTATTGCATGGTGAAAATGCCCTTCTGGCTTACATCTTGCAGAGTAGCAGTGCTTAGACCATCTAGCTTCCATTGTATACTTCGTAAGGCCTATGTAGACCTTACCATTTAGTACGTTTTCGTGTTTGTATATAAGCCACGTACTCATCTAACCATCCCTATATTTTTATCACCTGATAATTTCTGAAATACTGCCATTTCTTTCTGATGTGCTTGGTCTCTCAACGCTCGTTCATTTTCCACTACTCTATCATACTCATTGTCTGCTTTAAGGAAGTCCAAGTCTTTTAAGTCACTTTCAGCCTCCAGTTTTCTTGCTTTCGCTTTTTCTACTTCTGCTTTCCATGCTTTATACTTTCTGTCCTCAATATTCTCACCTGCTCGTGCTAGCTTATCTTCTATATCTGCTTGTAACTTTTTATTTTCTAGTTGTTTCTTTTCAAGCTCTAACTGCTGTAACATTTGTTGCTCTGGTGACGGTTGCGGGTTATACTCTTTTATTTGTTTTTCTAGTTCAGGCATTCGGCTTAATCTAGCTAGCTCTGCCATCATTAGTTGAGTAACTTGGAAATCCTGATTAGGTCCCATTGTTTGCAATAGGAAACTTAGTTGCTCTGCCTTGCCCGCGTTATCCTCTGCTGTAGCTACTGCTATCTCAATATCAATTCTTCCACCTAAGTCATCTTTTCTAACCGGTACAAACTCTGCATTAGTTATTCTAACCACTTCCTCTTCTTCAAGGAACTCCGCGTTATACGCCATCCACTTTCTCATTAACGGCTTAATTAGATTCTCTGCTACATTTCGTACCAGACTCATTCTTCTAGTCGCAGTCGCATCTAATGCACCTCTTGCACCCGTAGCAGTCCCACCTAAGCTAGATCCACTAATTCCACCACTGAAACTCTTAACTCCAGTCTGACTCTCGATTTCATTACTCTGTACTCCAAGCATGTCAAACGCACTCGACGGTATGTTATTATACCCTCCTTGCCAGAAATCCCCAGGATTCCCATTATACTCGAAGTTCTTTCCTGACAGGAATTTCTTCCTATTATTCATATCTAACGCACCATGCCGCATTCCGACTTGTCCATTATTACTCTGTGCCATATTATCTATAACACCTCTAATAATCGCAGTCTTCACTTTCTGGTTATCCCCGATTGAACTCGCTAAACTCTCTCCATGCATTTGAAACGGTACAGCGTTAAACGGTACAACCACAAACGGTGGCTTCTGATCCGGATACGGATTACTCTGCAATCTAATAATTATATCCCCTACCCAAGCACATACGATAGGCTCCGCTATCCCGTCACCATTTACATCGTAATTACCCCAGTACTCATGTACCACGATCTTCTTTCTAGCAGCATCTTCAAAGTCAAAGTACGTCAAGTCTTCCGGATAATAATCCGCTTCCCCTCTAACGTTCCCTGCTTCTCTCTGAGCCACTTTCTCCAAGTTCTTATACCTACCATCGGCTCTCAACGTACTTAGGTCTGACTCGTATCTATGTATCACGAATTGGCACTTGTCCATATCATCCATACAAGTCGGGTCAATGTAAATATCCTCATTCCTACAAACAACAGCAGTAGGCTGATTCTTCTTCACTTGCGTAACAGTCTCTTCGACCATTTCCACATACTGAACCCCATACTCATCCGTCATTACTTTCTCAACGTAAGTATCTACTTCTTCATCTTCATAGTCCCATCCAGTCTGTACCACTAATGTACCTTCTGTAGCTAAGACCCGTAAACTCTTCATGATAAAGTTATACCTTGGGAACTTTCGACAAAACTGCGTATTCAACAGCAATTCAGTCTGTCGTGCACTCTCAGCATCCTCGAACGTCACCGGATTACACTTAACCACATCGGGAGTACTCAAGAACGGATCTGCCAAACTTGGTATCATCCATTCTCTTTGCTTGTAGATATCCTTAGATACTATCTTCGACTTACCCTGTACTTCATTCCCGTACAATTCTCCAGCAGTCTCGTTTTTCCAGTCCTCGATCTTATTAAACCAAGTCCTCCTCAACGTGTCAGCTGCCTTCAAGTCATTCTTCAATGCATTCAGTATTTCATTTTTCTTAATAGCCATTTATATTTCCTATCATTCTTTGCCCCATTTTATCTAATCTAACCTTAAAGTCCAATTATTTCGAAGTGTGGTGCATCGTGGAAATTCTGATCCCGGAACACGTCATCCCCATCCCAGTCAATCCCAAACCTAACTTTATGCGAAATCTTACCTTCAGCCAACAACCGTTCAGCAGTAGCCTTAACAATACCCATCATAAAGTAAAACCGTCTAGTATCTAATTCATTCCCACTAAACGCATTCGTTCCCTTCTTATACGGCATTAGGTCAATCGCTTTACTCGGATAACTCTGATGCTTAGATTTCTTATTCACTCCATCCAGTGTACTCTTTCCTTCTTGGAAATACTTCATTTGTGTCTCTTGACTTCTATGTCCTTCAATCACACTCACATCGTACACTTTAATTACTTCATTCATTATCACTTGTATATCTTCATGGCAAGTATCTAACTTACTCTGACTCTTTTCCCCAAACGCATACATTACTCAAATCTCCCTTCTCTATCATACTTAATATACACCGGTATCTCTGGTGCTTCTTTCGTATGATGCCAAATCCAATAATCATACGATATGTACGTCTTTATAATCCAGTCACCCTCATCAATCTCATTAGGAATCATCACCAGTCTACAAACGTTGTACACGCCTACATCTCTTTTAACCGTAAGCGGAGGTAAACTAAGCGTAACGATGTCTCCATTGCTCTTATTCTGTATAAACGCCCTGTCAATCACTAACGCGCTATCTCTAACATACTCCACTTTCCTACACAGTTTGTAATGATGCCCAACGTAACCCACTGAAGAACTTGTTGAAGACTCCAGCACTCTTACCGGACTCTCCAAACTCTGTACGTACGTAAACATTACCCCTACTACCATTACCGCTATTAGCCATCCTTTAACGTCAATAGCCATCTCTTTCCATCCACTTACCGTACCCAACAACCGTCTCAACGTTGCCATCCTCAACCACCTCTCTGTATACTATCCCAAATCAGGGATATTACTGCCATAACTAACGCTATAACCACCGAAGACATCACTGACGTCTTCACCTTTTCCGTACGCTCTTTCTTTGCCTTACGCTCTTCCAGTACTTCTTCCAGGCTTCTGTGGTGGTCGTCGTGCGCGTCCTTAATTAAATTGTTTTCTTCATCATATATCTTCATATTAATTCCTACTAGTTAGTCACGGCATTGTACCTAAGTCATCTTTAGACCTAGTCCGTCTCTTATCATCGACTGGTGCTGTCCAGTAGTCTATACCAAACACTCCCGTAGCGAACGTACATACAGCACCTGCAATACCTGCAAATCCTGCAATCTTACCTAGCACTGCCAATACTACACCCCCTACCAGTACTCCAAGTACCAGTAACGCAGCAAACACCTTAAATCGTACTCTCCATTTATTCTTGTCCTCTATCGTCATGTATTTTCCTATATTCGCTTATCTGTTCTTCATACAAGTCAATCACTCTCCTATATTGCTTTCCTGCCTCAATCACCATCGGTGTACACACTCTCTGTAATTCCTTACTTCCAGCATCTACACTCATCCCTCGTGAGTCCACATCGACAAACCTAAACGGTTCTTGCTTAACGTAAACAATTCTCTCCACGATCTCCGGCTCTTTGCTAGCACATCCCGTACTAAGGAAGATCAATACGAGTGCTAGTAATATCCCTTGAGTTACTCTTATCATACCTAATCTCCTTCTCCAGTATTTTCTTCTTTGTCTCCAGTTTAGTTTCTGCGACTCTACTCGCCAACTCCCTATCGAACTTCCTTGCCTGCTCCATTAGATTCGCATCCTTTATCGCTAGCTTCCTATCCCTATTCTCAATCTGCACTTTCTGGTTCTCAATCGTACTTACCATACCCTGATACCTCCAGTACCCAGTACCTAGTAAACTAAGTACCAGCATTCCTGCAATCACGTACCCGTAAATACTCGACATTAACGTCCTCCTCTTACAAACTTCCCATACAGTTTAACAGCAACTACCATCACTTTCGCAACCCTAGTATCCGGCAACAATTCTTCAAACACTCTATTAGCTGTATCCCAGTCACCTAAATCCGTCAAGTAATCATGAAATATCACCGCCTCAATATACAACGGGTCAAACTTATTAATGAAAACACCAACCAATCTGAACTTGTAACTAATCCCATCAGTCCTGAATCCCTTAGGGACGATAACGCCCCTATACTCCATATCTTCTGTTGTCACGTAATACTTACCACACGGCCTAATCATACGAATAATCCTACCACATACAACCCTATCGGAGCAGCTACCGTAGCAACTGTATCCCAACCATCTACTGTACCGCCAATCTTACTGTCTAGTATCTCTTTACCAACACCAACTGCTAACACCACCACTAACGCCACAAACGGGCTATATAGTGCAATCAAGCTATATATCAACAGCCCTTGAAACGCGTGATTTGCTTTATCAATCGGTAATGTTACTTTTTGAAAATATTCTTTAAGCATTTGTTACTCCTACTAATCCCGCCTTAGCTTCTAGTGCCAATGCACCCGCTTCTCTTATTTCGTCTAAACTAACCCCTACAATTCTACTACCTTCAAACTCTTCTGCTAATTTCCAGTACGTACTTGTTAGTCCTTTTAAGTTTGCCCCATCTATTGCACTCTGTAAATCAATTCTAGCTTCTGTATCAGCGTAGAACACCTTACCACTTGTAGTCGTAACTGTCAGCTTATCTAGTGTATCTTTCTTAATTGAGTCTTTATACGTTTGGTATTCTTCGTATGTTTCAAGTCTAGCTTGTATGTTATCCGCATCTCCATACGCGTTTGCTAACGCAAACTTAGCTTCGTCTATATTACCTACACTTATTAAGTACTTAGCTACTTTTCTTTCACATACTTCTGTAGGAGTACCTATAGGAAATGCTAGTGTATCATATGTGTAACTAGTGTTGCCTTCTATTACTACTTCTTGTACATTCACCCTGTACTCTATCTTATCTTTTACTATTACCCTTTCAGGTATTTCATGAGATTGTGTCATCTAACTTCCTTTTTAATTTATTTTTTAACCTATTACAGTCACAGTGTTTTAAAATACCATCATAACTTGAAGTATTCCTTTTTGAGTAATTTAATATCATGTTTTGTTTTACATTGCTTCTTACTTTTACTTTACTTTTACTTACTATATAACCCAGTACATCAACACCCTGTATTGTAGGGTATACTCTATAATCTTGTTTAAGTACTAATTTTACATTTTGTAGTTCTAGGTTTACATAGCTACGTATACTATGCAATTCTTTTTTACTTTGTGCCAACACTATTATATCATCACAATATCTATAATAGTACTTAACACCTATTTCTTCTTTTACTTTATGGTCCAGCTCTGATAAATATAAGTTACCTAAATACTGGCTTATATAATTACCTATTGGTAATCCATTAACACTACTATTTATTATATTATCCAATAACCATAAAGTGTCTTTGCATTTTATTTTTCTTCTTACTACTTTCTTCATTATGTCTTTATTTATTGAAGGGTAGAACTTTTGTACATCCATTTTTAAGCAGTACTCTATATTGTCTTGTTGTACGGCTTTAACTACTTTTGGGAGTACTTTATGGACTCCTCTACCTTTTATTGATTGATATGTGTCGGCTATCAATGTACTCTTCCATATAGGTTCTAGTACTTGCATAATTGCATGTTGGATTATCCTATCAGGGTAATATGGTAGCTTGTATATCTCTCGCTCTTTACCCCTATCGTTCTTTATGAACATATCGTATTCTGATGTAGTGAATGTTTTATTTACTAGCATCTTCCTAATCTCTTCACAGTACCGCTGTACATTCTCATCTACCAACTTCACTGCTTTGTACTTACTTTTACCTTTACGTGCATTCTTGTGTGCCAATAGTAAGTTGTCCATATCTATTATTTTATTCCATAAGTTACCATGTCGTTTCATTTTCTCTCATTTCATCCCTACGTCTTCGCATCATCAGACCTACCAACATATAATGGGATTTTTTATATCTTTCATCAAGTGATGGGGTACAGATGTTCGGTCATTTATTTAATGAGTTCGTGTCACCGATATTCACATTCACATTAGAAGTCACATTATTCGCATTCAGATAAAGTGGACTGGTATTCAGACCATTATTCGCATTACTGCTCACTAGTGTGTTCTGTTTCTGTACCCTCGCTACTCTTTAAGGTCTTGTAGCGAACCAGACCAGACATTTTACTATGTCTTTGCTTTTAGTTTACTTAACTTTAACGAGAGAGCGCGCCACCGAAAGACACATACACACTAGAAGCCACAAGAGTCGCAGACAGAGAAAGCGGACCGGGACTCAGACCAAGATTCGCAGAACTGCCCACCAGCGCTATTCCTAATTCTCCAGCGTCGTTAGCATAGAAGTAATCTGTAGTTCCTGTAGCACTTGACCCACCACTTACTGATGTTGGGAAGAATCCTTTGTTACTATTTCCTAAGTTTCTAGCGTATCCGTCACTTGCTGTCATAGTTACACCTGTACTTATATCATTAGCTCCTAACGTAGTGCTATCATACGTACTTGGGTGCTGGTTTACATAGGGTACATTATTCTGGAATAACACACCATCAGCAAACTTCCAGATATTACCATAGAAGTTCTCTATTCCTCTATATGACATGAACGAACCATCAGCTGCTGCATCATCAGCATCACCTACATATGTTACATTTCCACTACCATTACCTAATGAGTTGCTTAGTCCTGTAATTCCGATATAACTTCCGCCTGTCCAACTTCCACCACTTAACATAGTTCTACCTTCACCTAATGCACTTTGTATATTCATAGTACCATACTCAATCATACACAGTAGCGTTATAGCTTCATGTAGTAGACAATCTAACTGCTCCCATCCGGCTCCATTTGCTCTAGCGTCTGTCCTGAATTGAGTTATGTTTACATTCGTGCTTGGGTACACTCCACTTCTACTCCATAGCTTACCACCACTTCTGTATCCATCATATGCAGCTCTGTATCTGTAGTCTAGTTCCACACCGTCTCGTACGAATGCTGGGTGTACTACGTAGCCTGCATCAGGTGTCAAACTTATACTATGCTCATGTACTACTCCACTAGTAGTATTGTAGTTATACTTATAGTAGAACTTTGGTATTTCTACCATTACATTACCGTCTGTACCATCAAGCTTAGCTAATGAGCCGTCCACTTTTTTTGTACTGTCTAGTGGGTGCAGGTAGTAGTTCACACTTCCATCAGCATTCAGCACGCATCTTCGCATTCTGGCTTGTATTGACTTGAATCCTGCAGCACCTGTTCTAGCGTACGTATCTGCTGTTTCATTCCAGGCTAGTCCGTAAGCTCCTTGGTAGTCTTCTACACCTAGTGCGTTTACTCCTACCAATGTGTCTACGTACAACTTATTTACTGCATCTCTATTTCTTGTTGGTGCATGTACTATTTCAGGAGTAGTTTCAAATCTCTTTGTAGCTGTTATCACCTCTTCTCTGTCTAATGTAGCTAAATCCATTAGTTCTTTAGTTACCATGTTATTCTTGTTTATTGATATATCTAATTTCATTTATTTTCCTTTTTACTTGCTAAGCTGAGAGCGCGCCACCGAGATCCACATACACAAGAGAAGCCACACGATCCGCATTCAGATAAAGCGGACCGGCAGCCAGACCATTATCCGCATTACCGCCCACCAGCGCTATTCTGTTCCCGCTAGCTTGGTAATAGTAGTCTGTAGTCCCTGTGCTTGAAGAACCTCCGCTTACGCTTTTCGGGAAGAACCCTTTGTTACTATTGTGTAGTGTTCTAGCATATCCGTTTGTAGCGGACATCGTCACACCAGCACTTTTGTAGTCCCCTGTAAACACATCATCACCAAACGTTCTATGATTGTCATTGATAAACGGCACATTGTTCTGTATATTTATACCATCAACAAATCTCCATACATTTCCGAAGAAGTTCTCACATCCCCTATACGATATAAACGAACTATCTGCTCCTGTAGCGTTGGCATCTCCAGTAAATGTGTAGTTAGCACTGCTATTTCCAAATCTATTACTTAGCCCATTAATCCCTATATACGAGCCAGGAGACCAACTTCCTCCACTTAATGCTGTTCTGCCTTGTCCTAGCGCTTGCTGAATATTCATAGTCCCATACTCCACTATAGCAAGTAGTGTTATGAACTCATACAGCAACCAATCTAGCTGATGGTAGTTTTCTCCATTTGCTTTAGCGGCATTCCTAAACGCTGCTCTGGTTATATTAGTTGTAGGATACTGACCACTTACACTTCGTAACCTACCGCTTATCACAGTACCTAAGTAAGCTGGGTAGTATCTATACTTAACTACTTCACCTGCTCTAACGAAGCAAGGATGTGGTTCAAAGCCTTCCTCTGCCACATCACTTATTTCCCATGAATGTGTCACATTTCCAGTAGTCTCATACGTATACTTCATATACGTCAATGGGACTTCTACCATCACATCTCCATCACTGCCATCTAATATAGCTGGAGTTCCGTCCATCTTTAAGTCGCTATTGCTTGGATGCAAGTAGTACTTAACTTGCGCGTTTTCATCAAGCACACACCTTCTCAACTTTGACTGTATTCTTGTGTAGTCGCTATCACCTACCCTTGTGTATGTATCAAGTGTCTCATTCCATGTTAAGCCGTAGCTAGGAGTTTCAGCGTATATTGCTATATTGCTTACTATCTCACCACGAACTGTATTTATTTCTTCCGCTATTCTTGTAACTAAACTCATCCATTCTCCTTAATTTAGCGTAGCTTCAAATTCAGCTACTGTCCCTATTGCATCTATACCATCTTGCAACTCCCTATTCTTTGTTACCTTGTATTCACCAGCATCTTTACTCAGCTTCGTACCATCTGCAGTACCAGCACCACTTCCAATGTATAGCTCACCGTCTATTACATCATATCCTATTTCTTTATTGCCCAACGGACTATTTGGTAGCCCATCCGTAGTTACCTTTGCTGTACCAGCCATTACCACTCTCCTTCATTTATTGTATTTATCTCTTCTTGTAGTTCTTCTAATGCTGATTGTACATTAGTTGAGCTTAAATTACCATTAGCTGTAACTGGAACTTCATTAGCTGCCTGATCCCCTTTAGCCCCAGATTCAATACCATTTAGTTTTGTCTTATCTCCATCTACAAACGCGCCTTCTGCCAGTATATCCTGCTTATCATCCAGTAATCCATCTGATTCAGCTTTTGTATATGCCAAGTTCTCATCATACGGTGTAAACCTAGCCATTATTGTACCATTACTAGCATGCACGTTTATCACATACGCAATAGCTACCTTCACTCCTGTAGTTGGTTCAGTGTTAACCAGCCCACCATTTGTTGTCACAAACAGCTCATCACCTTCACTCCACGCAGATGTATCTAACCCTCTGATCTTACCAAACGTAGTTATCTTACCATCTTCACCATCAGCAATACTTTCTGTAGCAATACCTAGTATATACTTTGGTAGCGACACACCATCATATGGTTGTACTAGTATTTTACCACTTGCACCTAGTGTACCTGTCACCATCACGACAGTTCCATTCACTATCGTACTCCCACTGCCATTTCTCACATGTGCTTGTATTTCTTGCCCCATTTGCAATGTCGTGTTATTCTGTTGTAGGTCTAGGGTCTCTTCATCTGCATTCCATGTCACTAGCCCTTGGCTACCACTTCCACCGTTTAGCTGCACACTGTTAAAGCTTGGTGTACCGGTGCTTGTCACATCCTGATCTATATACGTATGGTCTGCCCCTGTACTTGTACTATGTACCGTATTAGCTGTTATAGCCGCATTCACATCCAGCCCTACCGCCGCATCTACGTCAGCATCTGTCAGTATCACATCACCTTGTCTCGTATTAAAACTAGTAACTACTTCATTTATACTAAACGCAGCATCTACCCAACTTAACGAGTCCCACACGTAAAGTTGTTTATCCGTACTATTCCAGTACAACGCTCCTTCTACCAGAGCATCTCCATCGTTATCCGCCGTAGGCTCTACTACCTTCATACCTAGATACCTATCATCTAGACTATCCCATGCTGCTTCTGCGTTTATTTCCGATATTGCTGCTGCGTCTCTTGCATCTTCCGCCAGCCCTTGCGCAGCCTGTGCCTCTGTCACGTTGTTTCCAGTAGTCACCACATCAGCATTTGTATTAACCACGTCGGCATGTGTCAATACAACATCTGCATTAGTTAAAACCAAGTCAGCCGCAGTATCTAAAACATCCTGAGCCGTAGCTGCTACGTCATTCCCAGTCGCTACTCTATCCAATCCTGTCTGCACTGCATCTGCATTAGTTATCACCCTATCAGCATTCGTAGTTACAACGTCAGCGTTAGTAGTATCTACATCGTTACCAGTAGCAACCCTATCTAAACCAGTCTGTACTCGATCGGCTGCTGTATCCATTGTATCTTGGTTAGTCTCTACCAAATCCGCTGCTGTCGCTGCTCTATCTAGTGTTGTTTGTGCCCGATCTGCTGCTGTCTTCTGTGCCCAGTGCATTGCTGAGTAATCACCTATCTGATCACCCCCTGCAGCTGCACTTACTAGTACATTTTCCGCCTTATTAGCCCACTCCTCTGCGTAATTAGCGCTATCAAATGCTTCTCCGGCTTTAGCGGTAGCTGTTACCGCATTATCATCCGCTTGGTATATCTCTGCTCTATTATTATAAATTTCATTTATTTGTAATGTATCACCTGCAACCGTACTCACATCTACTATATTCGTTGCGACCGTACTTACGTTCACTATACCAGCAGCAACCGTATTAACACTTCCTATGTTAGGCGCTGTAACATCTACATTAGCTATACTAGCTCCTACTATATCCACATTATCTATAGATGAATGTACTCTATCTATATTCCCTATAGATGTGTATATCCTATCCAATGTAGTTTTATCAGCGAAGATACTATCTAGCTTAGCTTTATCTGCGTATATACTATCTAATACTGCCTTATCTGCGTACAGGCTGTCCAACGTTGTTTTATCTGCAAATATGCTGTCAAGTATAGCCTTATCTGCATACAAGCTATCTAACGTAGCCTTATCTTCATATAGCGAGTCAAGTGTCACTTTATCCGTATATAGACTATCCAGTACTACCTTATCTGCATATAGGCTATCCAATGTAGCCTTATCCGTATACAAACTTGTAATAGCTGCATCGATATTTACCAGCGCTACAACTGCCCCTACACTAGTTGCTACTATTCCTACAGCTCCTATGCTCTCTGCTACTGTCGTAACATCTGCAATACTATCTCCTACTACTTTTACATTGTCATACTGACTTCCAATTTCCCTACCTATAGCTACTACACTATCCTGCGTAAGGCTTGTACTTCTCATTGCCATTATACGAATCCTTTATCTTTTATACGATCACTCATATATAAGTCATCTTGATTAAACATTCCTTTAGTCAATAACCTATCACAACTTGCCTCAAATTCCTGGTACAGGACCCTAGCTTCTTCATCTCCACTATTAATCGCACTATGTGCCCTAAACGCCATATACCCTAACAATGCCTCTACCATTTGCAACGGAATTTCCAATGTTTCTTCTAAATCATTTTCTGTATACGTTTCTGGTGCAGCTACGTATATTACCGAAATATACGCCCCATTTGTTACCAACGGAACCTGAACTTGATTCCAACTAATCGTATTCAAACTCTTTACGTCTTCTTCCTTATTAATTGGTATTATCTTCGTATAACTTACTGCATCATCCTCTGACACCTCTTCGTATGCTGCCACTATCCACATCATATCTGCAGGCATTGTATAAATACTCTGCCCCTCAACCAACGTAATAATATGCTCCTCTACTTTCAACGGAAACCTTTTATACAGCTCCAGTACTCCTAAATTCAGGTAACTAAGTATCTGACTAACATTAGTACTAGTACCTAAGTTCTGTAGTTCCCCATACTTAGCCATATCAATAACTTCTTGTACCGTCATTCCTACTCCTTGACTATTTTTCCTACATTTTAGCTAAAGTGACCTTGTATTAACCTTAAAATACGGTACTTCCACCAACTCCCTGGTCTTCGTCCATGTCATCTTCCCAGATACCAGTCCACACTAACCCATCTTGCCCCATGCTACTCTTCTCATCAATCCCGGCATCCACACTAGGCACGTATATCTCCATCTCACTTAACTGATTCAACAAGTCAATAGCATCATCATGCTTCAGACTCTTAACGCCTCCAGCCATCGTAAACTTACCTAATTCATGTTCCATTTCCTCCAGCAATTCCATCAGTCTCGGATTACTTTTCCCAACTGACTCCGGCTTCGGGAACCACACTTTATTCTGCTTAAACTTCGGTTGAACCCCAGTAACAAACCGGTGCACTTTATCCTTATTAGGTCTAATTCCCGGATCTTTACTTCCCGGCTTCTTCGCAAACTGAAACCACACATTCCTCTGTATCATCATTTCTTCCAATATACTAATAAACCCACCTTGCTGTCCAGAACTCTCAATTCCGACTGACAACGGCTTCCATTTCTGTACATATCTAAACAAGTCCTCGATATTCTCTTGCATTGTCTGTCTCTTACATTGCCCATCAACAAGCAACCAATCACTATTATTAGATATTGCCCAAATCCCAATCGTACTGAAATCGGCACTCTTCTTAGTACTAGTCGCAAAGTCCGTACTAATGTAAAAGTTATAATTCCCCCTATTCTTCAACACCATATTAGGGTCAAACCATCTAATATCATCTTCCTCCACTAACAAGTCACTTAAATCAAGCAATTCAAGCATATACTCTTGTGCGAAATCCTGCGCCTTTCCAGACGATTTGTACATCTGGTATTTGTCATTTACTGCTTCGTAGGGAAACCTATCGGTCCAATTCCCTTCAAACTCCGACTCTTCACACGGAAACTTGTTACAGATCGGGAACTTATGCACTACCCAGCTAGGGTTGTTCGCCAACTGAAATAAAATATCTCGTTCAGAGATTGGAGTTCCGATTACAAACATTCTATACCTAGTAGGGTGTAATGCCGGTACAATTGCTTTATAGAAATTATCATTAATCGTATTCTGTATTGTTTCTGATGTCAAACTCTCATTGGTCTGAACGTCATCCATTATTACAATATCTGGCCTTACCCCTTTGTACCTAACCCCTCTGATATTGGTTTTCATACCATACGTTTTTATATTCAACTCTTTCCCGTCTTTATTTACCAGCTCTATTTCATTATCGGTTTTTCTTTTTATTTCCAGAAACTGTCGTAAGAACTCCGATTTGTCTATCTTCCCAACTACGTTTCTCGCGAAGTTTTTACACCCATTCTCGGCACTATCCCCGATAAACGCGATAAACTCCACCTGTCCGAAGTTAGGCACCTCCCCTATCGCCGCAGCATATATAATAAACCACTCCATCATTGTAGATTTTGCACTTCCCCTAAAACTCTCTATCAGCACCTGTTTATCTGTTCCGAAGTACTTATCTGCTAAGCGGTAGTGTATTTCCGAATTTGCGTTATCTTCTATCCCAGCGGCCCTTATAAACGCAATCAGTTTAAGCGCTTCTGTTGTTGGTTGGTATTCTTTACTCATATATTTCCCCTATATTTCCTACAGAGACACCCTTAAACGCACCACGTTTACCAGGGTGTCCTACATTCTTAGATTTGCTGAACCTATCTCTAAACGTCCCAGCATCCCAGCCATTTAGTTTTGCATAGTCAGTCTTTGTTATTGTATGGTGCTCTTCATACGTACCATCTGGATAACTAATCCACCATGGTGTAAAGTAGTGACTTTTTGTTCCTATTTGTTTCTCTATTAGCTTATCTTTTTGGTCTTTTGGCATCTTACGCCCTATCAGCGCTTTTCTTTGCTTCTCTATAGACTCTTTAGACTTCTTCTTACCTTTATGGGTAGCTCCTATCTTAGCTTTTTGTTCTTCTGTATGTCTATACCCTATAGCACTTCCGCCACCTATGTTCGAGTTATACCCACTATTGAATGTATCATACTTCTCAATTAGATTCTGCTCGTACGCATTCAGTAACTCCTGCGGTACGTCATCTACCAGTACCTCATGCTCCCAATCATCATCACCATACTTTCTTATTGCTTTGTGAAAGTGGTTGTTAGGCATCGTACAGTTCTCTGCGTCCCAGCAGTGTGACTTCCAGCGATATCCCATACCTTTTATTGTTTGTCCAATGTAAGCCTTTCCAGTAGTCTTACTTGTATGCTTGTATATACACCCGGTTATTGTCATCCTATTACCTCCGCATCTAGCATATCTTCATCTTTTACTTTCAACGCTCCCAACTCTTTCAAGTCAGTATTCCCTGCTTCCAACTGCGTCTTCTGTGATCCGGCCAATTGCGCCAATTGATCATTTAACTGCTGTATAGCACTATTTTCTTTTACCCCTACGTCCAGGTCTATTTTAATGTTTTCAGGTGCCTTAGTCGCTGCTAGCAACTCCTTAGCTGCATTAATCTTATCTCTATCTAATCTAGCTGTCATCATTACTTCATGTAACACCCCCACTGCTTGATACTGCATTCCCGTAAACATCAAATGCATCGGTACTTGACTAACCGTCAGTATATCTACAACCAGTTTACTCTTTCTATACCTACTAGCGGCACTAGTCAATTCCTTATACTGTCCATCATCTGACTTCAAGTCCATTCTATTCTTAACAAACTCCGTATCCCAGAACACTTTTTTATAGGCCTCTGTAAAGTTATCATCTAGCGATATCAAGTAACTACAAAATCTTATCGCATTTAGATACTGTTTTATCCCTGCTTTGTTCTGTTGTAGTACTCTCTCATATGTAGTAGCCGTTTGCAACAGACTCTCTCCCTGAAATTCAGGCTCTGTCTGGCTCCTATTGATTATCTCAACGATCTCCTCCGTCACTCCGCCCTTTCGGCTAGGCAGTGCTTTCTGTATATCTTCTTTAGTTATTGTTTTCATTTATCTAATCCATTCATTATTTTTACTACCCCTTCTGGGTGTACTGCGGGTCGTACGCTTTCCTGCACAAACGCTATCTCTAGTTGTCTGCTGATAACCGGTCCATAGACTGCTGCCATATAGGGCCTCTTACCCTCATGTCTCAACCCTCTGGTACTACCAGCCAAGTTAAAAGTCTTAGTTCTTCCATCCTCAAAGTAGAATTTTACTTTACTCATTTTTTTCTCCTGTATGTTTATGTCGTAGTATATCTAAGTTAAATTGAAGCTTTGCTTAACGGGCATAAAAAAACCCCACTACCAGAGGTAATGAGGTGAAATTTCTTTATACAAACATCATTTCAATAGCCTATTACGCCGATATGTTCGTATTTCTCCGTTATTATAACTAAGCCTTACTTAGTTCTTTCTTAATCCACTTAATTTTCGCACGAACTCGCCCTTTTTCCTGCACAATCCAACTCCACTCACTATCCGTCCAAAACCCCCTAGGCAGTAAGTCTTCCGTCAACTCTATTAGCCAAGCCTCTTCTTCTCGTAGTTCCACTTCCAGATCCCTCTCAGGCTTCTGTACTTTTAATTGCATTCTGCCACTCCTCTATTGCCGGCTCATCCCCTACAATTATCTTCTCGTACAAATCTACCAAAGTATCTAAAGCAATACCCGTAAACAGTTCAGTATTTCCAGAAAACCTCTTCTCTGGAATATACCGGTACTCTTTTAGATACTTATGCATTTTAGCTTCCTTCTCGTACACATCTTCCGTCTTTTTGAACCGCTTAGGTCGTAGCCAGCAGAAGTACCGATAACTCTTGAAGAAACTAGCTAGTATCTCACATACCCTATCTTCTATCTTGTCCCTCTGTGTCACCCCTACCTTATATACTACTTCTCCATCTATGTCCATAACTAATATATACAGTATCCCACTCCCACTATTCTCAGCCTTTGTCACCTTTAATTTCACAGTAGCCACTCCGGATACTCATCCACCAGCCTATCCATATACTTCTCTTTCAAGTCTCCCATCGCCATATTCGCTATCATTCTACCCGACAAGTCCTTATTGTCCTTCTTATCTAAGTAAACCTCTACTATTTCCTCGTACTTCGGGTACTCTTCTTCATTCATAGTACTTCCTCCGGATACTTATCTAATGCTACCTCTTTATCTAATACAGCACCACTATCTACCAGTTCATACACCGTAAACCCATCGGTATCATTCTTTATATACCTAAACTTTCCTTTACTATATACAGGCTGCAGTCCTTCTTCCGTTAGCACCAATTTATCCGTTGGCTGGAATTGGTTACTTTGCATTACGTTTCCTTTCTTTCAATTCTTGTTCTAGTTTTTCCATATTCCTATATACAGCAGCTTCGTTCCCTGCTACGGCAAGCCTAGGGTCTACCAGGTACTCATTAGGTAATGCAGTCTTATCAATAAACCCTTCCTTCTTTAGTTTACTAAGCAATACTCTTAGACTACCTTCTGTTATACCTAACTCTTCTAATAGTTCCACCCTTACAGGACCACCCACCACTACGGTATTTAAGTCATCTGCCATCTCTTTTACCAAATAATCTAGTAACGCTCTTTCCGTCTTAGTCATGTCTTTCATATGCGCATATAACTTACCATCTTTCTTAAGCATAACAACTCCTTCCTTACGTCGAGACTTGGTACCAAATAGGTCATTTTTTCCCATGTACTTCCTTCCTCTTTGTTTCCTATATTATACCTAGCAGTACCTTACACGAACCTTAATTGTTAATGACCTATTAACAATATATTAAAGCTCTCATTAACAAGATTATCGCTGTAGCTACCACGGTTAACGCATTCCTTAAAATTTACATTATGGTAGAAACAAAGCATGAGTAAAACTCGTGTTCTTGTTTCTGTGAGGTATCGAACAGACGACAAGTATGCAACCCAACTTCCATGTAGGAAATTTTGTAATTTTGTATGAGTGTAATTCTACCCCTTTCTGGCAGTTTGGTTTAGGTAGCCCCCCCGATCGTGACTGGGAAACAAGAACACG